TATCACCATAAGCCGCTTTTCTTGTCGCTCTTACAGTATTGTTTGTCTCTTCGGTATCGCCAGCCGCATCATGCACTGCTAGTTGATCGTCCGTAGGTTTATCTAAACCATCGACGCCCCAGCTCGCTATATACGGGCCTTTACCGTCCGAGTCATCCTGTAAAGTTACATTGCCTCCTGGACCGAAATCAGCAGTTTTGCTGTTCGCTTCACAGTAAAGCTTAACTTTAGTTGATAGACTTGCCATATAGACCTCCTTTTAAAATTGTTATCATGTTACCCTAAATCCTGACCACTCTGTTCTTCTACTGTTATCAGAATAAAAGTTTTGAGTTGTTGCATTTCCGTTTCTGTTAATTCTTCCGTAAACTTCAAAATAATCATTAGCAGTTGCATTTACATATACTGTCCAACCAATACTTCCTGTATCAAAACCATTAGAATCTAAATGAGTTGGTAATCCAAAAATAGAATTTTGACCTGATAATAAACTTCCATTTTTCCAAAGTTGAGCCATTGAGTTAGCTATGCCGTAACTGCCGTCAGTTGCACAAGCTAAAGTTATATTAAATAGATAAGTACCAGTAGCGGGAGCAGTATATTTATAAGAAGAAAAATTATTTCCAGAGTCAAATATTTCAGTATCATATTGAACTTTAGTCCAAACGCCTTCACTTGGAGATTGATTAGAACTTAAAACTACTTTAAACCTTTCTGTTCCTGCAACAACAGTATCTCCAAATCCATTAGCAGTGCCACTATTTGTGATCGTCGCCCCTGACGGAATCGTGATTGTGTCCCCTGAACTACCAATCTCTAATGATGTTCCTGATTGTGGATCTAATTTGTCTACGAATAAAGTTCCCATTATATTACCGTCAATGTCCCTTCTACCGTTACGGTGTTAGTAAAGTTAACTGGCCCAGCCAGAAAAGCATTCTGTGCAGAGGTTATTGTAACTGTTGAAGTCACCGTTGCCAAGTTTAAATACATGCCATTAAAGGATGATGAAATAGCTGTGTGATCTACACTACCTGTTGAAGGTGTTTGTGATCCTACAGCTGCACCTATGTTTACAACATAAGCTGCGTCTGTCCCGGCTAATACGTTAGATCCTGTTGATAGTTGTGTACCACTTGCAGTGTAATCTACATCTGGTTTTTGTACAACGTTGTTTACAACAAATCTTATTTCTGATGAATTAGCAACTGGTGTTGTTAATGTAAATGTTGTATCTGATCCATTACCCGTAATTGTCTGGGTAGACATGGATTTAAACTGATCAGTATTAGCTGGTCCAATATAACCCATTTATCCTCCTACGTGCTTATGCTATCAATATATGATACCCAAACATTTAAACTATTAGCTGTGTCAGATTTTGCTTTCAAAACGTCACCATTTTGAAGCACAACTTTTGCACCGCCGTCAATCAATTCTATTGATGATCCTTGAGGAATGCTAACTCCTTTTACAATGTAAGAGTCAGCTGATCCACCACTAGCTGAGCTAGTAATATAGACATCTGCTTGAATTGTTTGTGTTACTATGTTTGCTAATCTTATACCTATTACAGCATCGTCTGAATTTGCAGTTATTATGGTACGTGCAGTTGTACCTATAGCTACGTCTCCTGATCCATCCGCTGCAACAGCTCTTTCAAAATCTTGTGCCATGGTTTCTCCTTATATCAAAGTGCGACAGACATTGCAATTACAAAGCCAGCAGAAGCGCCTGCTGTGCCACTAGAAGCAGCTGTTACACGACCTTTTGCATCTACAGTTACATTAGCGTTTGTATAACTAGCTGCTGATACTCCTGAATTAGCAAGAGTTAAAGCACCACCAGATGCTATTGTAGCGTCGCCTGACATATCCACTTCTTCAAAACTTGTTCCGTCTGCGATTAATATTTTGTTTGCAGTGTTTGTAGGTAATTTTAATTTGCTTCCTACAGTTACATCACCAAGTGTGCTAAAATTAGAATTAACTTTATTTGTTACTGCTACGGCATGGTTACCCATGTATCCGTGCGAAGAACATTGATAATATAAAATGTTAGGTGTTTCTGAATCTACAGCTATTTGTGTGTATGCACCAGAACTACCAGGTGCAGGTGAACTACCTGTGTTGGTTACACCAGTTGTATATTCAGTGTTTTTTGCTGAATCTAAATAAAATCTAAGTGGATGGCCTGAGTTACTACTATCACTTTGATCAAATCTATAATAATATTTTTCTCCTGTATCTACACCAGAAAATCTAATAGCAGGTGATTCTAAACCATTTAGATAATAACCAAGACTAGATCCATCTCCGTAATAAGGATGTAATGTTGTTTTACTATCTACCGTTACAGTTATAATCTGTGGTGCAGTTGAATTACCAAAGTCAACTGAAGGGAATGGCAGACCCTCTTTTGATGCCGGTAAAGTACAAAAAACATCCTTAGTTCCAGCGCTGAAACTAACTTTGTTATCACTATTAGAACTTGATATAACTCTGTCTCTAGACAAAGTGTCAGGTGAAGCATCCGTTACGGTGCCCATACCTATTTCAAATTCAGTAGTGGTCCTTCCTACTATTGCGTAAAAAGTTCTATTAGTGGTACCTATACCAGCTACAAAACTTTCAAATCCACCAGTTGCACCGTCCAAATTTAACGTGCCTGTTCCGGTCGTGGTAGTGGTTTCTTTTACGCGATCGTGTAAAATTAAAGCCATGTTACTCCTACGCTAATCTTAATATAGCGTTAGATGCGTCAGCTGTAGGGAATTGAATTGTAAACGTGCCGTTAGTGCATGTTTTATCCCCACCAAAATTCAACACAAGAACAGATTTGTTACTCTCTGAACTATTATAGATCAAAGCGCCATGTGCTGTTATTGTTGCTGAAGTCCAAGACGTATCTGCGAAATCACATACTGCAGTTGTTCCATCTGCTGTTGGCGTAGAACTTGTAAGAGTGTTACCTCCTCCAGTATAACCCGTTCCAGAATACTCGTTAGTCGCTGTACCATCTGCGTAAGTAGCTGTAGAAGCACTTAAGTTAGATGAATTAGTGTACAGTGCAATTTTAAAAGTATCACCTGAAGATGCAGTGAAATTGTGTGTGCCTGTAAGAACTTGTGTTTTAAAACTTGTTGTTACAGTTGATGATGATATTGCCATTTTATTGTCCTCCTGTTGGTTCTAATGGTTTACTATAACCTGGTAGAATAGAAGGTCGAGGGACACGTATAACACCGTTTGCCCACTCATCTCTTCTTGCCCTACCCATTTGTTGCGCAGCAACCTCTTGTAAAGAAGTTTCGTACGATTGCATGTAAAGTTGCAGCATTTCTACTGGACCTTTCAAAAATTTGAAAGCTTCGATAAGGCAACCATACAACATAAGTGTTGGAGCGTTATCTCCTAACCAAGTATTACTATTTGTAGAACTTAATCTATCTGGTAATTTTATTAAACCAACCTCTACTTTAAAATCAGCACTTGGTGTTGGTACTACGTATATAGTATTATGGTCCCATTGACAATAATACTTTGGTGTTCCTGTGGATGTTCTATCTGGATGAAATTCGTCCATAAAAGTAACGTCTTTTTGTTGTAAATAAATTCTGTCCCCAGTTCCAGAAGCTGGATAAATCATTACACTTCTTATTACAGAAAACTGCGTAGGAATTGTGCTTGCTCCACCTGGTAGTGTTATAAATCCATTACCTGTCGTAAAATTAGAAAATTGATAAGATCTAAATACAGGTAAATCTAATTCTTTTAATATCCTATTTTCTGTGTGTTCTATAAAATCGTTTATAATCGTGTCACTCAAAACATTAGAATCTGTTTCTGTGTAATCTCTTATTTGTTGTTTTAATTCTGTATATGTTGTCATGCGCTCACCGTTATTGGCCCTACAGAAGCCATTCCTCCACCACCTATACCTGTAGAATTAGGTGCTGTTGTAACTGTTATTGTAAAATTATCATCAGTTATAGTGCTAGAAGATAAAGAAAAACCTGAAGCTGTTTCTAATTCAGATTCTAAAGCACCTAGCAAAGGTGAACCTACTTCTCTAAATCTAACAGTATCACTTGTAGTAAAACCATGGCCTGGTTGCCTTACAGTTACTGTGGTGCTACCACTTGTAAATATAAAAGGATTTAAAGTTAATAGTTGTTCTGTTTTTGGTTCTGTTCTTGCAGGTCTTGGATCTTCTAAAGCAATTGGATCTGGATCATGAACATGCGGCATAATTTGTGGTGCTTTAGGCTCATATTCACTTGTATGTACCTTCATGCCATTCCATTCTGTAACCATTTCTGTGTATGGAAATTCTAATCCACTACGATCAGAAATAAATTTAGCGTATTTTCCTTTTGCGTATGTCATTAACAATTCCATTTACGCAAAGATTTATTAATCCTTGAATTAGGATCTCTAGCTGTCTTTGCACTTGTTCTTCTCTTCTTCATCCCTTCCATTCTAGCACAAAACGATTTACGGCGTTTTGCAGCTTTAGAACCTTTTTTTAATTTAGAAGGTTTTGTAGTAACTGCAGTCTTAAGTTTAGAACCAGGATTAGCTCTACGATAAGATGCAACTCCTTTAGCGTTTAAGCCACCAGATTTACTTTTACCCTCTTTTCTTTGCCAAGCAGGTGTTTTAGCCATTTTTCTTTTTCATCACTGACTTTAAAGACTTTGCTTGCCCAGCATGTAATTTAGAGGCTTTTTTTAAACCCTTTATTACTTTTTTTATTTTCTTTTTAGCTGTCTTACGCATATTTTGTTTTTTTCCTTCTATTCTCCATTACCATTCCACAACCTTTTGCTATGCCTTTTTTATTTTTATCAGACTTAGCTTTTCTTTTTTGTGACAATGATTTTTTTTTAGTCATTTAGCTCCAAGTGTAATTGCCACCTTTAGTAGCAGCACCCATACCCAAAGCTGTTCCTTTTTCTTGTCCTTTAGAAATAGAAATTTCTTCAGCTTTACCTTTTGCAGGTGCAATACCTTTTGTAGTTATTGCTCCAGCCTCTACAGCTTTAGGTATTTCTATTTGACCTCTACCAAAACTTCTTCCGCCTTTGCCACCTATACGTTGATTGGCAGATTGTTTATTGTATCTTGGGTTACTCATTAATCCTCCTTTTTACAAATACAGTTGTCACAATCACATCTATCAATAGTGCATGAACCATCCACTATACAATGACATGTATGACCACATGTTTCACATTTTTGCATATTACCTCCTATGGTATGTATGCTTGCGCTGGTTTAACTCTAAACGAGACTCTTTCTCGATTAGCATCAGCGGTTCTCTCAAATTCTTCATCGTATACCGCTTTTAATCCCGCAGACATTTGCGGTGCTCTCTTTATTGACATATAATAAGCTAATCCTGAAACTACACAAGGAAGAAAATAAAAAGGCACATCAGCTTCATTTGTATAATCTCCTGCGTCCATAATTCTATTTATGAAAAAATATTTTAATATGTATGCTTTATCAGGGCTAGGATAGACAAATAATGTAAGATTATGTTCCGGTCTACCTGTGTTACTACTACCGTTTACAGTTACTTGACCATTAATAAGACAAAATTGTGTAGGTCTAGCGTCACCGTTTGTGCCATCTTCTTGTTTTCTACTTAAGTTAAGATATTCAGTTCTAGATATTTTTGCAATAGTCACATCTGTAGTATCACTATCACCCTCTAAATTAGCTGTAGCTCCTGCAGTTGTTGTAATTGCAGCATCTATAATATCTACTGTATTTTTACCTACAGAATAAAAATTAGTACCAGGTGTCATTGTTTGTGTAGCATAATCTATGGTCCATAAATTAAGACCACGATTAGCCCAATCAGAAAACATAAGATTTAAAGATCTTCTTGCGCTTTTTAAATCGTATCCGCTACGTACTTCAAGACCACATCTTTCGTACGCTTCTTCTATTATTTCCTCTATTGAGAGGTTAAATGTTCTAGTGCCTGAGTAAGCCATTAAGACTCCTAACTATAATCTTTTATTAGTTCTAGTACTAGAGTTGCTGTATCGTCGTTTGTTACCGAAGAAAAGTTAACTTTTATACTGCCAGTAAATCCAGACGATCTAGGATTTTTTAATCCACCAATTGTGCTCCAATCTTGATCGTCAGCAAAATTACAAGTCAACGCTAAATCATCAGAAGTTGCTTCGTAAAACAATTTTAATGGTTTAGTTGTTGCTGAATTGTTAACTGACCACCATGCTTTATTAATTGTAAGAGCTTTAGCTTGTTGGCCTTTACTGTTAAGAGCGCATTTTGCTGCGTCTGTTACATCTATTTCGTAGTTTTCTGCGGTAGTGCTTGCGATAGTAAAATTAAAACTATAAATTAGTTTTCTTTCACCATCAAATAATTTTTTTACAACTTGTGTCATAATTAATTCCCCTTGTAAGAGGGTGGGGCCATTACTCCCCACCCACGGTTATATTAGCTTGAGCTTGAGTAAGTTACACCTCTGTCTTGTGCAGCCATGATGTAATCAATTGTAGTAACTTTTTGTCCAGTAGCATCACCAGAAACACTCATAGCCATCACTTTCATGTTAGCTGTTGGAATGTTTGTAGTTGATTGTCCTACTTTGTTTCTGTTGATAAAAAATTCAACTTTGTTTAAGTTTGTTCCTTTTGTAGCAACAAGTCCTAAAGTTACGT